ACCAGATAGATCGTGCCGCGCTCCGGATGGGTCCAGTTGAAGGCCGTCAACCGCCCGTTCTGGCCGGCGTAGTGGTCCTCGATCGCCTGGCGTTGCGCGTTCGTGATGGGCAGAGAGCTGCCGAACCGCAGCCGGAAGGTGCGCTTCTTGCCGGCGCCCTTGAGCCGGCGCTGCTCCGAGCCGTCCTTGTGCGTCGAGATCAGCACCTCAGGCTCTACGACGGTCTCTTCGATCGGGTAATCGGGTAGCGGATCTGTCGGAAAGTCAGGCATTTTCCAACACCAATCGCAAGCGGCCGTTCGCGGCCACGTTCTTCTCGACCACCTTCACGATGTGGCTGTCGTTGGATTCGACCTTCAGCCGGACCTCAACCGGCGCCGCCGAGACCTGGCCCGGCGTCTGGGCGCGGCCAGGCGCGCCGACGTTGATGATCTGGACCTGCTGGGAAGCGGTCGGCCGGGGCACGCTCTGCTGAAACGATCCGCCGGGGCCGGCCTGGCTGGTCTGCGCCATGGCCGCCGCCGCCCCGGTCATCGCACCGCCGACGGCAGCCAGTACGGCTCCCGTAGCCACAGCCCGTACACCTGCCGCATGTGACGCTCCGAGCGCGCGACCGACCAGTGTGTTCGCCAGAGCCATTTCAGCAATACCGACCTGGATCAACATCACGCCGGTTCGCATCAGCATTTGCCCGATCATCCCAAGGAAGGCGGCGATCAGCTTTTTCCCTGCGTTCTCCTGGCCGCTCACAATATCGGCAAAGAACGAGGCGAACGCTTGGCCGGCACCCACAGCAAAGTCCAATGCATTCTGCTTCATCGCCGCCATGGTCTGCCGGAACGGGTCCATGCCGATCTGGTTGAGCTCCATCAGGCGTTGGTGGAGCTCGAGGAGCGGCCGCTGCCACTGCTTGATCTCCGGCGGCGGGCCCGGCACGGGCGGCAGCGCGATGCCGGCTGGCGCCTGGGCGGAGCCGATGCGCTGCAACTGGACCGCCTCGCGCATCTGCTCGGCCAGCCGCTGAATATGCTCTTGTGCGTTCTGGGCGTCCTCCTCGCGCAGTCTCTTAAGCTCCTCGAAATAGGACCGCGCCGCCAGTAGGCGCAGCTGGTTCTTGCGTTCCTCGTCGATGGCGGTCAGCTCATCGATGCGCCGCAGGTCCTCGATATAGCGGCCCAGCGCGGCCTCGTATGGCGTCGCCGTGCGGGCGCCCAGCTCGCGGAGCAGGATCTGGAATCTCTCGACCTGGCGGTTCAGCTCGCTGACCTGTTGGCCAGCCGCCGCGGAATCGTCCGCGAACCGGCTCATGGCCGCCGCCGCGCCGCCGCCGCTGGCCACTTGATTGGCCAGCTTCGACATCTCCGCGGCGAGCCCGTAGGCCGAGGCGGCCAACTGCTCGAGCTCGGCCTGCCGCTCGCCGAAACCGGAGAAGGCATCCTGCACCCCGGCGGCGAATTGCCGCGTGGCCTCGGCGTGGTACTCGTAGGTCTGGCGGACCGCATCGGCCACCCGCCGGTGGGCCTCGCCGACGGCGCCGGGCAGCAGGCTCAGCACGCGGAAGAACTTCTCCAGCGCCAGCTCCACCGCGGCCAATTGGCCGAAGAAGGCGACGCCGAGGACGTCAACGAAGAGCTTGACGCCGCCAGCCAAGGCGTCCCAGGCGGTGGCCGCATAGCCGAGCACGCGCATCAGCTGGGCGAAGCCGGTGATCGCTCCGATCAGAAACCGGTTGGTGGCCATAGCGAAGCCGGCGACATCCTCCTTCCTCGAGACGAATTCGAGCAGTCGCGCCACCACTCGGCCCATGAGTTCCTGGAACACGGCGGATTTCTGCGCCGCCATCCCCACGGAGTTGATGAACACTGACCAGGCGTTCCGCGTCGCGGTTAGGGCGTCGTCGGCGCTGGTGAGCGTCTGGGGAATCTTGGCCACGGCCCGATCCGTCTGCTCGAGCAGCGCCCGGTAGAGGGCATGCATCTTCGCTTGACGATCGATCTCGCCGGTAGTTACCCCCAGCTGTTTCGCCAGGCGACCGACGACGTCCTCGAGCTTCACAGTGACGCCGACCGCCTTCAATGTCTCTACCTCGCCAGAGAGCAGGGCGTCCGACAGGCCGCGCAGAGCCTGGGTGTAATCGACGCCCGCCGCCTTGGCCATGAAGTAGATATTGCGGGTGAGCCGGACATATTCCTCGGCCGTCGGCCTGATCTCCGCCGCCAGGACGCGGTTCGCCTCCTTGAGCAGCACCATTTCGTCCACGAGCAAGCCGGTGGCGCGGAGCAGCTCGTTGCGGAGCTTGTCCGCGGCGACGCCGGCAGACGCGGCGATCTCGTCGAACGAGGCGCGCAGGTCGAGTAGCGTCGAGGAATCCCTGATAATCTGGGCCGCGAACCTCCCGACCGCCTGGGCGGCTTTGTAGAAGGCGAGGCCCAGCGCGGCGGCCACCGCCAGGCCCGCGGTGCGCAGCTTGGCCAGGCCGCCCTGAGCGCTGCGGAAGGCGTTCAGGGTATGGGAGAGCCAGCCGGCTACGCCGCTGCGCATCGCATCGAAGGCGCCCACGAACCCGTTCTGCAGCGCTGCCGCGGAGCTCTTCATCGCTCGAAACCCGGATTCCAGCACGGACTTCGTGTGCTGAATCCCTTTCGAGACGCCGTCCTCGAAGCGCGATCGCAGCGTGACCTCGACTGTGTTGTTGGCCGCCATTTACACCGTCCCCTGGTCTGGCCGATAATAGGGGCGGATGTGGACCGCCGCCGCCATTGTGGTCTTGCTCGCCATTGCCGCCACCCTCGTACTCGCCGCCGCGGTCCAGACGGCCTGGCGAGTCTGCCTGCTGGCTGCCGCCGCCGTGCTCTGGCTTATCCTGCAGCTCCTGAACCTGGCGCTGTGGGCGCTAAAGCCTCCAGATCCTTCACCTCGTAGTAGCGCGTGATGACGGCCAGCGCCTGCCACTCGGAGTAGCTGAGCTCGCCCGGATCGATCTGGTAGCCTGCCTTGCGCCACAGATAGAGGCGAATGAGGTTGGCCACCCATTCCCGGAACTCGAAGGGGAACTTCTGCTCGAGTGCCTTGAGCTTGCAGACGGAGCAGTAGCCGTCTGCGTCTCGGTCTCGTTCCGGGGCCGGGCATTGGCTGCATTCTCTTTCCCGCTCCGCGTAGTCCGACTCCAGGTACTCGCGGACGAGCCTGGTCAGTTTCCCTCACCTTCTCCTTGCACGTCTTCGAAGTGCATGGCGACGCTGGCCTTCCAGTTCAGTGGAATGAGATCCTTCCAGCTTTCGACCGGGGCGCCCAGAATCGCCGCGCAGTGCCGTTTGTCTTCTTCGGTCAACTCAGTGGCCGCGTTGAGCGGCAGCAACTCCCCGTTCGCGTTCTCCCACTCGGCGTTCTCGATGTCGAGCAGAATGCTGTCCACGAAGTCGCGCCGGGCGTCATAGAGCCGTGACTCGATCTTGTTCCTCCGGGTGACGAAGCGCCGGTTGAGGAATTCGGAGACCTCTTTGCCGGTGGGAGGCCGGCAGATGAAGGTCACCCGCTCGCCCGCGACGTCGATCGAGATGCGTACTTTCTGTTGAAATGCAACCGCCATTCGGTCCTCCTTATGCCAGGTAGCTGTTCGCTTGCAGGTTGATCACATTGAGGATGATCCCGCCATAGGTCGGGTCGCTCAGGACGGCGAACTCTGCGGCGACCCGCAGAATGCCGTCATCGACGCCTTTCTTCGCCTGGCGGTAGGCGACCCGGGGCAGGATCACCTGGATGGTGTAGTTCGCGGTCTGGTCGGCGACGCCGCCGACGATCGGCAGCTCGAGGACGAACTCGTTGCCGGCCAAGAGGTCGTTGCGGTGGGATTGGTCCTCGAATTCCAGGGTGGCTTCGAGGGTGACTTCGTACTTCGAGCCGCGGCGGATCTGGCCCACCTGGCCACTGTTGTCGCCGATGAGGTAGACGCCCTTGCCATTGTTCTTGAACGTCAGTTTGAAGTCCACCAGCTCGGCGGAGATATCGGTACCGCCCGTCACCGAGGTCCCGTCGTAGGTCCCGCCCTTGTTTAGGGTGACGTCGCCGTAGGTCATGTACGATTCCGAGACGCGCGATGGCTTGGCGGTGGCGTCCGACTCCTCGGCGCCGCTGCCGATGAGATTCGCTTCGAACTCGACGAAGCCGCCACGCGAGCCACTGAGAGTGAAGCCGACGCACGCGACTCCGGTATAGCGGAACTGCGAGGCGCCGTCGTTTTCGATCATGGTGCGGTAGGGCAGCTCGACGATCGTCTTGTCGATTTCGATCTTGTGCTCGTAGGCCAAGGTCAGCCCGACCTGGCTGACGGTATCCTTGCCCATGGCCATAGAGGCGAACAATCCCACCAGGTGGGGAAAGGCCTTCGAGCGGTGCGTCCCCTCGAATTTCTTCGTCAGCAGCCGCTTGGTCGTCGGCAGCAGCTCGCCAGTGATCTCCGTATCGTTGACGAAGAACGTTTCCGGCTCCGGCTCCATCGGCTCGCCCTCGAAGTTGAAGAGGGTATCGACGGCAGCCGGGGTCGCGATATCTGTCTGTTTGGCCAGCGAGAACGCCCGCCAGCCTCCGATGATGGATTTCGGCATTGATTCCTCCTTCTCTTAGGGCGCGGCCTCCACGATCTTCAGTACCTGGGCCTCCACCGAGACGAGCGCGTAGCTGTATGGCGAAGCGCTCACCACGGTCGAATTCCAAACGATCTCTCCGGTGACGAAGACATTGGCGCCCAGCCGGCCATCGGAACGGCGCGCGCCTTCCAATACGGCTTCCACCCGTTCGGCCAGGTCGATAGCTTCCGAGAGAGCGGTCTTTTTACGCATGTTCCGGGTAATCACCACGGCGGTGACCGGAATCACATGGCTCGTCTCCCCCGCCGAGAACGGCGTGGACTTGGTCGGCGCCAGATGAGCGGAGACGCTGATCGCCGGCAACTGGACGCCCTCGAAACCCTTAGCCAATTTCGATTCCTCGAATAGGGCCTCGCGCAGGTCCGACTCAAAGGTCTTCACTGCCGACAATCCGGCGTCGGCCTGGAGCTGCGCGAGCAAATTGGTCTCGATTTCGGCGTACATGCTCATCTGGCGGCCTCCCGTTCGATCTCCTGCTCGATGATGCGCACATAGCGCGGCACGAACTGCCGGAGCGCCCGGCCGAACGGCCGCCTCGGCCGCATGCCGCGGACGAGAGCCTTCTTGCGGATCACCGGCTTGCCGCTCGCATCCACCGCGCCCCAGAATAGGGCCCGCTTGCGCTTGGGCAGGATCAGGATTGGCTCGCGCCGGGGCCCATATATGCCCGTGCCCTCCTCCACCCACGGAGCGTACTCGAGCCAGGTGCCGACCCGGCCCTCGACGAGGCCGGGCGCCGGCCGCTCAACTTTGGCCGTGATGCTGCGCACCAGCGTACTGGTTGCCTTCGGGACCAGGCGCTGCACCAGCGCGAGCAGCTCGAACGTCGCGCGGCGCACCGCCCGTTCTGGGATGCGCCGCAAAGCGGCGCCCCTGGCCCTGAGGCGGCGCTCCACCTCGGCGGCTACCTCATCCGGATTCTTCCAGTCGAATTCCATCAAATGATCTCCAGCTTCGGCCTGCGGAAACGGTTGCAGATCACTTTCACCGCCGGCGCCAATTGCGCCTGGGAATACTGGGTCGTGGTTTGAGCCACTGGATTCGTCTCGGAGATGATCCCCTGCTTGTTGGCGAGGTTCTGCAGGTAGACGACCTGCAACATGCAGGCATGGGCGATTTCCGGAGGCACTTCCGCATAGCCGGCCTGATAGCTGACCGTGATGTTCTGCACTCCAGCGGGAAAGTACCGTGCCGTGGAGCGCAACCGCGGGTTGTAATAGCCCGGCGCATCCTCGAACTTGATGTAGTCGTCGTAGATTCGCAGCTCGCCGACATCCACCGGTTCGCCATCGATAGTGAGCGCCGTGACGGCCACGATGGGCGTCCGGCTGAGCCGCAGCACGTTGGCGCCGGTCCCATCGACGAGCTCGTCGGTCACGGTGACGAGCTGAAAATCCCGTTGGCAATAGCCGATGATTTGAGCGCTCGCTATGGTGATCAGCTCGCGCAGCCGGTCGGCGTCGATCGTTTCATCCGGCGCAATGCCGAGGAACTTACGCAGCTCTCCCAGCGAGCAGAGCTGCTGCGTGGAGCCCACCGACGGGACCGCCTCGAGGGAGAACGGCAGCGTATTCGACGCCGAGTCGTTCGCGTTCGTCACCGATACTTGCACGGCGCCGGCGAGCCCCTCGAGGACGTCCGGCACGACGGAGCGTATCTCAGTGTCGCTGACGACAGTAGGGCTGTCGTCGGTGAGCGTCCTGACCGTCGAGGCATAAGTGACGATCGCTCCGGCCACAAAGCCGGAGCCGGCCAGCACTATCGTGTCGCCCGGCTTCCCGGAGGACGGGCTCAAACTGTCGAGCGTCGCAGGCATCTCTCAAAAATCGGGGCGCGGCCCCAAGCCGCCGCGCCCCATGCCACAGGGCGGTTGCGGTCTACCGCTGCGTGCCCGCCTTCTTCTCCGCCTTGGTGAAGAATTTCACCGGCGAGGTCTCCCGGCAGGCCTTGGCGACGATCTCCTCGCTCACCGGCACGGGCTTGCCGGGTTCGAACCGCACGTTGCCCAGCGTGTAGGAGCCGGACTCCTTGGTGTACAGGCCGAACAGTTGTTTCTCTTGTGCCATGGTTCACCTCCACATCAGTCAGCGGCGAGACGGTCACGATTTGACGGCCGCATGGTCGTAGATGGCGATGGCCTCGGCGTTCTCGATCTGCACCGCGGCGCGCATCGAGAGCACCCAGTCGGTGGCCCGCTTGCGGGGCTGCCGGAACGGCTCGATGCGGATGTCCCGCTGGATGCCGAAGATCAAGTTGCGCAGGTCGGTGAGGATGACGATCGTGCCGTCGGTATAGTTGGTGCTGTTGTAGGTGAACTGCATGTCCGTCTTCATCAGGGGAACCTGCACGTTCTGAATGCCCCGCAGCGGCACGTCGCGGATGCCGGTGATCGCCGACCAGGCCTCGGAGTACCCCTTGCTGGCCAGCTCCTCGTTGTAGTCCAGGTACAGGTCGCTGTGCAGGATCCAGGCGAGGTTGCGCAGATCCTGCCGGTACTTGGTCGGCAACGCCTTCAGTACGCGAGTGGCCTTCGACCCGTTCTGGCCCGGCCAGTAGCGGTCGGCGTCGGCCATCGCCTCGATCACCTGGGCGCCGCCGTTCTTGGCGAGCTTGTACCAGCCATCCCAGCGGTCGAGGATGCCGGTGTCGGCAACTCCCGTGTCGCCGTGGATCGCCGCCTGCTCGAGTTCGTTGGCCGCCGAGCGCGCGATCATCCGCAGCAGATGCTGGATGAAGGCATCGCCTTCGATGTTGTCCTCGAGTGTGTCGTCGCCCACGGAGACGATGGCCACTACTTCGGCGGACTGCAGCTGCACCTGTGTGGGCCCGGACAGCGACACCGTGTCGCCGGGATCGACGCCCGGGGTGCCCTTGACCAGCACATTGCCGCCCAGGCCGATCTTGTCGATATTCCGAGTCGGAGCGGTCATGCGCTCCGTCCGGACGCGCTTGAGCAGAGTGGATTCATCCACGATGTAGTCGATGAACCGGTTCGCCTCGTCCACCGCCAGGCCGTAGCTCCACCCGGAGGTCGTGATCGTGGCCTTACTGAGGCGCTGGCCGGGGGTGAGCCCGCCGACCTCCGCCAGAAACTTCGTGAACTCGGGGAATTGCTCCTCGCCGGCGGCGGACTCCACGGTGATTCGCGTGGCGTGTTTGATCTGACGCGATCCGGTCGAGGTCTTTTCGACCTTCTCCAGCCGCGCGTCGATCTCGGTCAGTTTTTGGATCACCGGATCCAGCACGGTCTCGAAGACCGCAGGATCCAGCTCGAGCTTCTGGGCAGGCGGCGCCGGCGCGGTTTGGGGCGGGAGCGGCTGTTGAGCCTTCTCTGTTGCCATCTCCGCCGGCGTCATGCCTTCGCTCTGACCCTCGGCTCCGTCGAGCGTTTCGACGGTCCGTGACGTGCTCTGGTACTCCTGGATCGTCGTCCGCTGCTGCTTCGCCTTGCCGATGGCGCTCTTGACGGCATCGGCGATTTGTCCGGGGAGCGACTTCTTCCGCTCCTCCGGAGTAGTCGCAGTCTGCTGTTCCATGTTGGACTCCTTTCTGTTGATTTCGGTCTTGTAACGCAAGACCGTCGCTTCCGGGTTCGCGGGCTGTTTGTCGCTCCCCCGCACGATTGAAAATTCCTCCAGCCTAAGATTTCTCAGGATCTTCATCTGGCACCTCTACGACGTCCGCCCAGCCGCCGATACTGAAACCGGAGATCTCGCCGGCGCGCGCTGCCTTCCGCAGGTCCTCATCAAGGAGCTTGACGCCGACGTACCACGCCAGCCGATTGCCGACCCAATGAAACGTCGATTCCACGAGCACGGCATCGACGGCTTGCTCGTGATTCTGCTTGATGGCCGCGTGGCCGGCGTAATAGTCCTCCATGAACTGGTAGACCGCCCGGACCATTTCCCGCTCTGGGATGACGTCGCCCTGCAGGTCCACGAGATCAGCCACTGAGGCATAGCCCCAGATGATGCCGAGCTCCTCATCGGTTTTCGTAATCTCGACCGACAGCCGCAATTGATGCATGAGAACTACCTCCGGTTCACGCGCGCAAGCCGCGCCCAGGTGACGGGCATTCCCTTTCTGACCAGCCGCTGCTGAGTGTCCACGGAGAACTCAGAGAAATGGCGGCGCAGCTCGTGCCGCGCCGGACGGCCGATCCGGAACTCGTCAATCTCGATGAAATTCCGCCGGCCAACATCCGCCTGGCGGAGGGTGCGGCGCATCTTGTCCACCCGGACGATCCGCCCGCGCAGAGCTCCGGTCAATTCGTACACCAGGATCATCCCCACTGCACCGGCGCGCCGTCCTTCAGGAGGCGCAGGTTGGCTACATCAACCGA